GGAGGCGCGTGTTGCTGAGCTTCGGGCGCGGCAAGCGCGCTTCGAGGCCGAGCAGGCCGAGCGCCGCAAGCTTGCCGCTGACCAGATGCGTCTGCGCTGGGCTGGCGCTGATCCCACCTATTCATCCCACCCCTATCTCACGGCCAAGGGTATTGGGCCGGGGGGCACGCGGCTGGACCGCGAGCACATCCTCGTGCCGCTGTTCGATGCTGGCGGCGAGCTCACCTCGCTGCAGTCGATCGACCCCGCCGGCTACAAGCTGTTCGAGGCAGAGCTCCCGGTCGCAGGCTCTGCGTTTGTCATGGGCACGCCGATCCCCATGGCCAAAGCCCCGGTGCTCGTCTGCGAGGGTTTTGCCACCGGTGCATCGCTCCATGAATCGACTGGCCGTACCGTCGTGGTCACCTTCAATGCCGGGAACCTGACAAAGGTTGCCGAGCGGCTGGTCGCGGCGTTTCCCAGGACCCGCTGGATCGTTGCTGGCGACGATGATCGGCACAAGGCGCCCAATGTCGGTCGCGAGGCTGCTTGCAATGCTGCCCATGTCCTTCGCTGCGAGGCCGTGTTCCCGGTGTTCCCCGAAGGCCACCTCGGCACCGACTTCAACGACATGGCCCAGCGTTCCGGGCACGAAGCAGTCGCGGCTCTGTTTGCGGCTAGCGCTGGCCCTGATGTGTTCGAGACCCTCAGTCTCGATCAGCTCGTCAACATGCCGGCGCCCACATGGCTGATCGACGGGCTCATCCCCCAGCATGGTCTGGTCCTGCTGTATGGCCGGCCCGGTGAGCACAAGACCTTCATCGCTGTCGATGGGTCCTTGCGCGTTGCCTACGGCCTCGACTGGCACGGCCGGGCCGTCAAACGCGTCGGCGTTCTCTACATTGCCGGCGAAGGCCGGTTCGGGATCGGGCAGCGCATCAAGGGCTGGCGCAAGAAGCATGGCCTTGCCGGTGTCGATGCGCCATTCAAGCTACTGCCGGTCGCGGTCCACATGCTGGATCCCGCCAATGTAGAAAAGCTGAAGCGCACGATCGATCAGGTCCGCGAGGAGGTCGATTTTGAGATCGGCATGGTCGTCATCGACACCGTCTCGCGCGCCATTCCCGGGCAGGACGAGAACAGCCAGGAAGCGATGTCGCTGTTCGTCGATGCCTGCGCTGAGATCCAGAACCACTGCGGCGGCGTCGTCATCGGCATCCACCATTCGGGCAAGGATGCTGACCGCGGCATGCGCGGGTCAACCGTGCTGCTGGGCGGCTGCGATACGGCAATCCGGGTCGCGAAGGAGGAGGATCACACCGTCCTCTCGGTCGAGAAGCAGAAGGACGGCGAAGAGATCGAGGACGTCCATTTCACGATGGAGGTCGTCGACATCACCAGCGGTCTCGGCAAGGAACAGAGCACGCTGGTCCCCTTGATCGGGGCAGGTGCAACGCCGGCTGCCGAGAAGCGCCTCAGCTGGCACCAGATCCGCGAGATCTTCAAATTGATCGACGATGCCTGGCGCGATGGTGCGCCTTGGTCGGTCTTCCCGCATGCCCGTCGCAAGGGTCGGTTCGCGGTCGATCTCATCTCCGATCACTACGGCGTCACCAAGCGCGAGGCCGAGACCTGCATCACCAAGTGGCAGCAGAATGGCTACCTCGTCACCGAGGCCGGAAAGTTCCACGGCAAGGCCTCTGGTCTCAGGGTCGTCAAGTACCTGGAGCCCGACCGATGAGCCCAAAAATCGAGTTGTCGGAAGCAGTCGGAAGCACGGAAATGCGTCAGTCGGAAGCTTGTCGGAAGCCGTCGGAAGCACGGTCGCAAGCAGTCGGAACGCGCAGTCGCTTCCCCCCCACACCCCCTAAGGGCTTCCGACTGCGCTTCAGGCGCGTCGTCAGCCTCCACTTTAGCGAAGAAAGGAGGGGCGCATGAAAGGCGCGCCACCGACCCGCCATGCGCAGATCAGCGACATGCAGGTCATCATCAAATGTGTCGACCAGCGCGGTCGTGAAATGGACGAGCGCTGGGGCATCGGGCGTTTGCCCATGCTGGTGCCGATCGAGTGGGCTGAACGCTTCCACGCACAGCACAAGCTGTTCAACGCTGCGGTCTGGGAGTTCCATCGTCCGTTGGTGCGCCAGCATGGCGAGGCGATGCTGCGGGCTTACGACAAGCTCGATGAGCTCGCTCGAGGTTCCAAGGGCGAACCGCTGCCGGTCGACCAGTGGGAGTTCGAGACGCCTGATGGCCTGGTCATTCTGGTAAGGGATCTTCGCGATACCGGCAGGGCTCAGCGTCATGGCCGCGAGGCACAGGTCTGGGCGCTCGATGAGATCGCCAATGTGATCCGCTGCCACCCGATTTTAGCGAAAGCCAAAGACGCCTTCCCTGGCGCGCAGGTCGTGAGTGTCCGTCCCAGCAAGACAACCCTGGCCGAACTCGACGACGAGCTTTCGGACATCCCGTTCTGATGCCGTTCGCTGTGATGGAGGCGCCGATGTCCTGAAACCCCACCCCAAGACCGGACGACGGTGGTCCGTACCGCCAAGCACAAAACCACCGTCGTCCGTACCAGACAAAACCCCAATTGGAGAATCACCATGGATGTTTCGACTTTGCCTGCGCCTCCGCGCAGCGCAACCCCGGCTGCGAGGCGCGTGACAGTGATGCGCGGATCCTTGCTGGCCCTTGATCTCGGCACCAGCACTGGTTGGGCGCTGAGGACCGCTGACGACTACACGTCCAGCGGCACCGTATTGCTAAAGCACACTCGCTACGATGGTGGCGGCATGCGCTTCCTGCGTTTCCGGCGCTGGCTGGAAGATCTCGATCAGGACGCAGGGCCGATCGAGGCGATCTACTTCGAAGAGGTCCGGCGTCATGCCGGTACCGATGCCGCCCACATCTACGGCGGTCTGCTCGCAGTCCTATCGGCTTGGTGCGAAGAGCACCTCGTTGCCTACCAGGGCGTGCCGGTGGGAACCATCAAGCGATTTGCCACGGGAAAGGGTAATGCCGACAAGGCCGCAGTAATCGATGCGATCCGTTCCCGTGGCTTTGCGCCTCGGGATGACAACGAGGCTGACGCACTCGCCATCCTGCTTTGGGCCATTGAAACCCGGGGAGGTGTGCGATGACCACCTGGTCCATTCTCGGCCACACCGCCAAGGTGCTCGAAGAACGGCGCGACGATTACGGCGATCCAGCCGAGCAGTTTCGCGCCATTGCCGATCGTTGGTCGATCACGCTCGGCACGCCCATCACACCGTCACAGGTCGCCCTGTGCATGATCGACCTCAAGCTTGCCCGGCTGGCTTACGATCCCGGCCATATCGACAGCATGGTCGATGTCATCGGTTACGCGGCGCTGCTGCGGGAGGTGCGCTGATGGCTGCCATTTCCCCAATCTACAGTCATGCGCGGCAGCGCGATGCTCTCGAGCTCGCCCGGGATGGGTGGCGGCAACGCGGGATCCTTGCGGTCTCGCCTTCCGACAGGCGCCTCAGCTTCAGTGAGCGGGAGTTCATCCGCGAGCTGGGTGAACGTCTCTACGGAAGTGAGGGGAGGGGAGGCGCCCATGGCTCGCGGTCGTAAGCGCAAGGCCGGTAAGCGCCACCCTTCCGGAAAGCTCGTCCAGCCGCGCCTCGAAGAGAACCAGCGTGAGGTGATGTCGACAGTGCTGGAGGCGCGCCAACGTCACTTTGGGGTCAGCGAGCGTCAGGCAAAGGACGAGCGGCTGGGAACGGCACTTGGCCGACTGGCCTTTGTCGGCGCTATCACGCTCAGCCAGTATGCGGCTGGTGAGCTCTACGGCGAGACCATGGCTCGGCACCGGGCAGTGGTCGGCTTGCCCATGGCCCAGCCGCGTTCGGTCACGGGCCTCCTCATCAACGAGGGGATCTTCGGCGGGAGTGAACCTGTCCACGACCCCGAGCTCATCGATCGGATTCGGAAGGAGGCTGCTGCCGCGACGATGGTATTACGCGATGCTGACCGGTATATGCCGGCTGGCACGAGGCGCGGCCCCAGCCTGTTGGTTCATTCGCTCGTCTGCTACGATGTCGATGCGGCGCTTTGGTCGGCTGCGGACTTGAAGTGGCTGGGCTATGGTCTTGATGCCCTTGCAAAACTTTATCGCATCCGCCACGACAGTTCCTGACGCAATGTGACGGGGTTAAGCGTAATGAATCTAGTCATAAAGTAATGATTCAAAAGGAAATAACTATTTGACTGGCTGGGATTTACAGCCTAGGAGTATTTCCGAAATTGAGAATTCAGAACTGCGCCCGGAGCTCACCAGCTTCCGGGCGTTGTTCGTTTAGGCGATCCAACGCCGATTGTAGACTTGGCCATTTTCTTGATCGAATGATGCAGAGAATTGGTGACCGGCCCGGCATTCGGCGATCGCGATGATCAAACCGCTGTTGGGATCAGTACGCTGTTCGATGATGTTCGACGGCTCGCCGCAGATCGAACCATCTTCGTCGATCGATTTAGTGCAGGCTTCGTTGGTAATGTATCGACGTTCTGACATAACGGAGGCGCACTAGCATGACTCGCCTGCGAGGGCGAGCGGCAGTTGTTCAGCGGTTGCGCCGCCTTCGCTCCGAGTCCCTCTGCCGGGATTGTGCCTGCGCCGGGATAGTGCGCGAGGCGACTGTGCCTGATCACATCGTGCCGCTTGCCCACGGCGGATCGGACGAGGACAGCAACATCCGCTGCCTTTGCTCCGAGTGCCACGCCAAGCGGACTGCCGAACAATTCGGCCAACGCAGGACGGTCGCCGTGGGGCCCGACGGGTGGCCGGTCGGGTGACCAGGCCGGGGGGCGGTGCGAAAGTCTGGGGCTTTGGCGGGGGAAACCGCGCTTGGTCCAAAAAACGCGCAACCGCGAGTTAGCGACCGGGGGTCAAATCTAAACCAGCTGGAGTTCGACGCGCTTGCCGCAAGCCTTGGCATAGCGGCGGATCGTCTCGAATGTCGGCGAGTGTTTAGGATCGCGCATCGAGCTTTCCAGACGCGAGACAGCACTCTTGGAGGTCCCCATCCGGACCGCAATTTCGTCCTGGGTCAGGCCCGATTGTTTGCGCGCCTCAAGGAGAGACCGCAGCGCGGCATATTCATCGGCGCCCGCTTCCCAGGCCTCTTTGAAGCCAGGACGTTGCATCGCCTTTTCCAGAGCCTTTTTCCCGTCGTGACGGACAGGCTTAAAACCTTGATCACTCATGACTGCACCTCCTTCAACCGCTTGCGAGCCAGCTTGAGGTCCTTATCGGGCGTCGCCTGGCTCTTTTTCAGTATGCTATGCAAGATCACCAACTCACGACCGACCTGCGTACAGTAGAACGCGCGGCCGATCCCCTCGGCACCCTTGCACCGTAATTCGAACAATCCTCCGCTCATGGCCCGCGAATGTGGCATTCGAAGATCGAGACCATCTTCCTCCAGCCATTCAACGAGGCGGAGGTAGTCGGCAAAGATGCCGACAGGCCACTCCTCGATCTCCCGCCTCACGCGATCGTTGTAGTAGAGGATCGTCCACATGTTGGCGTGTTAACATATTTGATAACTTTGTCTACCCATTCAATGCACCCCCCGGAGACGGCATGACACAATGGCCAGCTGATCAGGTCGAGCGCAGAAGCGTCTCGGCACTCGTGCCCTATGCCCGCAACGCCCGCACTCACAGCGAAGAGCAGGTGGCACAGATTGCCGCCTCGATCCGTGAATGGGGCTGGACGGTGCCGGTTCTAATGGATGAGGACGGCGGGCTGATCGCTGGCCACGGCAGGGTGCTCGCGGCGCGTAAACTGGGCCTTGCCGAGATTCCGGTGATGGTAGCCAAAGGTTGGAGCGAGGCCCAGAAGAAGGCTTATGTGATAGCCGACAATAAGTTGGCATTGAACGCTGGTTGGGATCTTGAACTCTTGGCGGTCGAATTGGAGGATCTGCAAGGCCTCGACTTCGACCTAATGCTGACGGGTTTTTCGGACAATGAACTGCAAGGGTTACTTGCCCAAAGTAGTGAAGGTTTGACTGATCCCGACACCGTCCCTGATTTGTCGCAGACGCCTGTTTCAGTGCCGGGTGATGTTTGGATCATGGGCGATCATCGTCTTGTATGCGGCGACAGCACTGTCCAGACTGATGTCGACAAACTGATGCAGGGTGAGCTTGGTGATATGTTGTTCACCGATCCACCTTGGAATGTAAATTATGGCGCGGTCAAAGCAGGTAATGCGCAAGGATATAAGCCCCGTAAAATCCTGAACGATCATATGGACGAAGCCAAGTGGTGTGAATTTGTAAGTGGGTTTTGTGCCTCATTCTATGTTGTCACGAAGCCCGGTGCGCTTGCTTACGTTGTCATGAGCGCTCAGGAATGGCCTGCGATCGACAAGGGGTTGCGCGAAGCTAAATTTCATTGGTCGTCGACGATCATCTGGGTGAAGGACGCACTCGTTCTCTCCCGCAAGGACTATCACACGCAGTACGAACCCTTGTGGTATGGATGGAACGAAGACGGACCGCGGATCATGCATGTGCCGGACCGCAAGCAGTCTGACATCTGGAACATTCCTAGGCCGAGGGTCTCTGACCTGCATCCCACCACGAAACCGACACAATTGATTGAACGCGCGCTGCTGAATTCTTCGGCCCGCGGCGCTTTGGTGGTCGATCTATTTGGAGGTTCGGGCTCGACGTTGATCGCTTGTGAACAGCAGGGCAGGCGATGCCGCTTGATGGAACTTGATCCAAAATATGCCGACGTGATTGTTCAACGCTGGCAAGATTTTACCGGAAAGCATGCAATCCATGAGGAAGATAGCCGCACGTTTAATGAAATCGCCAGAAAAGAACCCGCGCCCGTTTCCAGTGATTGCGAAACGGCCTAAGATGCTTAGGCAGCAGCCAGAACCCTATCAACAATAATGTCATCGGCATGGGCGCGGGCTTGAGCCAAGTCATACGATGTCTGCATGCGCATCAGCGTATCAGCTTTTATACCAAAAGCCTTCTCGAACCTGATCGCCATTTCAGCGGAAAGGGCCGTGTGGCCGTTGAAAAGATTGCTGAGTGTCTGGCGCGTTACGTGAAAGCAGGTTGCGAGGTGATTGATGCTAACGCCGTGCGGAACGACTACTTCGGTTTTCAGCCAATCACCGGGGTGAACAGCTAGCGAGGGGTGCATGATTATAGCCATCAGTGGTAATCCTCCATATCAAGTTCAGCAATTGTCGCTTCATCAATCTTGATGAAGGTCAGACGCCAGTTTTTTGTCACGGTCATTGCCCAGTGCCCGGCCTTGTCGCCAACCAGTTCGTGCAACCCATAATTCGGAGGCACGGCCAGTTCGTTAAAACTTGCTGCTGCATCAATAAAAGCCAGCATCTTGCGGATCCGTGCTGTGTCACCCACCAAGCCTTTTGCGTTGCCGGTTTCGAAAAACCTTCGCAGCCCTTTGTGGGTTATACTTTCGATATCCATAGAGCCATATGTCAAACATCATTTGACATGTCAAAGGGTATTTGACGAGTCCGAAGCGCGATGCGGCACAGGAGCCTTCCTATGAAGCCTGGAACAAAACCAAAGCCAACCCACCTCAAGCTGGTCACCGGCAATCCTGGTAAGCGCAAGCTGAACGGTAAGGAGGCTAAAGCCAAAGCATCGATACCTGCACCGCCGGTCCATCTCACCGCCGATGCGGTCGAGGAATGGAACCGGGTTGCAACGGATCTCTTCAATTTGGGCGTTCTATCCGAGATCGATAGGGCTGCACTTGCTGCCTATGCGCAGGCCTATGGCCGCTGGGTCCAGGCGGAACGGGCGATCGCTAAGATGGCGCAGAAGGATCATCTCACAGGCGGCCTGATGATAAAGACTACCAACGGCAACGCGATCCAGAACCCTCTGGTTGGCACCGCCAACAAGGCAGCCGCGGACATGATGCGCTACGCTGCAGAATTTGGGATGACGCCCAGTGCCAGGAGCAGGATCGCAGCAACACCGCCAGAAGAAGGCTCAGATCCCGCCGACCGGTTCTTCGCCTGATCGGACACTGGC